CGCCCTACGCTTGGACCGACCCGACTGCGGCCGAGGTTTTCATCCAGTACGGCGACGTAGAAATCCAGGTCATTGGCACGCCCGGCACGGCTTACACGCCGACGCGCTCGCTTGACGGGACCACATTCGTTGCCTGCAACGCCTATGACAAAGACGGCACGGTCGTTACTTCGATCAGCACGGCGGGCATTTACTCCTTAAAGGGATTTTCTCACATTAAGTTTTCGGCGGGCGCTGGCTCGACCATCTACGTTCGCGCAGCGAGTTGAACATATGCCAGTTGACGCAGAAGCTAGGCGCCTAGCGCTATCGGCCCTTTCAAGGCTGGTTTCCGTAAAATCCTCCCCCTTTAACGCGAAGGGGGATGGCGTCACCGATGATACGGCGGCAATCAACGCGGCTATCGCTTTTGCGACAGCAGTCGGCCCGAACGTCTCGGGGGGTAACACCTACCGGCCAACGGTATTTTTGCCCCAAGGCGTTTACAAGGTTTCTTCGCTCAACCCCATCTTGAGCACCAACGGATTGGTCATCCGGGGCGAAGGAATGTATGCGACCAAACTATTGGTATCCCCAACGACATCCCCGATATTCCAGCTAAGCGCATTCGATAGCGCTCCGACAAGTGCGTTTGATGGAACATCGCAAAATACGTTCTTCGAAGACCTGTCCATTTTCTGCGACGACCAATCGACGCGCAACGGGGCTTCCGGAACTTCATCCGGTTCGAACAGCAGCACTACGCTTAATGTCAGTGGGGCAGGCTACACCGTAAACCGGTTTGCGGGGTGCAACCTCGTAATCACTGGCGGAACGGGCGCTGGCCAATTGCGCGTGATCAGTTCGAACACGGCCACGCAGTTCACTGTGCCCGCGTGGACGGTAACGCCGGATGCTACAAGCACGTTCATCGTTTCCTATCCTGCGCGTATCGGCATCGGCATCCAAGATAACGGCGGGGGTGGGCTGCGGCTAACGCGCGTCCGTATCCAAGGTTTCCAGTATGGTGTCTGTCAGACCTATGGCTCTGACTTCGATATGTTCAGCGACGTGGAAATCCGTTTCTGCGACGTTGGCTTGTATATGGGGCCGGGCACGCAGCAGTTTGAATATTCCCGGATGGATTTCAATAGCTGCCGCATTGGCATTGTCTGCGATGCTGCAATGCAGGGCGCTGTCAGGTCGGCTACTTTCGTCCTCAACGAGACGGATATTCTGTTCGAGGCGACGAACACTAGCCCGACGCGGTTGGGTGTCACGTCCACGCCTACACAGCTTCAGAAAAACTATGACAACGCCCTGCGCTTCGAGGATTGCTGGTTCGAAACCGGCGCGGGCAATGTCGCGGTGCCTTACGATCAGGTGTGTTCCGTAAAGTTCAACGGGACAAGCGCCAGCACCAGCGGTATTGAGTTCATCAAGCCGCAAATCTGGTCGGGAACAGGCGGGATGCCGACCAAGGTTTCCGGGACGGTCTATTCCTGGATGCAGGTCAATCAGGGTTCCTACATCACGATTGATAGGCCTATGCTGGTCGCAGGGCGGATCACGTACATTGTCGATAATGCAAACACCGGGGCTTTCCCGCGCATCAACGTGCGTGAGCCGTATTTTGCAGGAAGCGTCAATATTCGCGGCTTCTCGCGGCCTGACCAGATCAATATCACCATGCAGTCAGCCGCATCGGAGACGGTAGCGACTGGCACCCTGACCGGTGCGCAAGACCCATGGTTGATCGGCGGTTGTCGCAACTTCCAAAAGCAGTCGTTCGGCGGGGTAGCAAGCCGTACGTTCAGCTACCAACTCGCGCGCGGCGTTTACGATGTTGTCGTGCGAGGAGATAAAAGCGACTATGGCGGCGGCCTGATCCGGCGTTGCATGGTCGTTTATGAAACGGCCCCCGGCGCAGTCAATGTCGTGCAGCAGATTGGGACCGACATCACTTACGGCGCTGGCGGGCCAACTAGCATGACTGTTGCTGTAACGTCTGCGGGCGTTTTGCAGATCACTCCGACCTTTGCCGCAAGTACTAACATGCTTGTCAGTGCTTCGGCCACGTTGATCCAATCCCCGGCGGCAGCATAAATGCTGCCACACATCAGGAGCCGCAAGTGACCACGATCAATCAGCTTAGTGCAGTTAGCTCGCTTTCCGCAGGCGATAGCGTCCCGGTCTATGCGCCATCGCAGGGCGACACGCGGCGCTTCTCTTTGACGACGCTTGTGTCGTTCCTGACGGACGCCTTTACGTCGCTTCGGGCTAGCAGCTATCTTGCAACCCCTGCTGTCGCGGTGGCGTCGCTTCCTGCGGCTGCTACGGCTGGCGCTGGGGCAAGGTCCATGGTTACGGACGCGACGGTAACAACCTTCGCCAGCATCGTGGCGGGTGGTGGTGCGAATGCCGTTCCCGTGTTCAGTGATGGCACGAATTGGCGCATTGGATGAGCTACGCCGTGGGGTATGTCCCCTGTGCCCCACGGCGTAGATGGGGAACCGTATGGTACAGATCAGCATCCTGAGCGGCATTTATACCGACGAAGGCCCGGACTTTCGCACGTCCTATCCCGTCAACATGATGCCGGTCCCCAAGAGCAACGGGGTTAGCGCGGGCTATCTGCGTCCTGCACCGGGCATTGTCAGCAATGGCGAAGCGCCGGGCATCAATCGTGGCGGCATCCTGTGGAACGATGCCGTCTATCGCGTCACGGGCGACAAGCTTATCAGCATTGCGCCGAACGGTAGTTTTCTTGTGATCGGCAACGTGGGCACCGATGGGAAGCCTGTGACGTTCGACTACAGCTTCGACAATCTCGCCATCGCATCGGCGGGCAAACTCTGGCTTTACAACGCGGTTGACGGGCTGCGGCAGAATGTAGACCCAGACCTTGGCACGGTTGTCGATGTGCTTTGGGTCGATGGGTACTTCATGACGACGGACGGCGAGTTTCTTGTGGTGTCCGAGTTGAACGACCCGATGGCTGTCAATCCGCTCAAGTACGGTTCTGCCGAAGCGGATCCGGATCCGATCGTTGCAATCCATAAAATCCGCAATGAACCGGCAGCCATCAACCGTTACACCATCGAGTATTTCGACAACACGGGCGGTTCGTTGTTTCCGTTCCAGCGGATTGAAGGTGCGCAAATCCAGAAAGGCGCAGTCGGCACGCACGCTGTCTGCGAATACCTGGATGCACTCGCCTTCGTCGGTGGCGGGTTTAACGAGGCTGTCAGCGTCTATCTTGGCGGCAATGCCACGGCAACGAAGCTGGGCACGCGGGAGGTTGAAGCGATCCTTGCGGGCTATACCGATGCGGAACTGGCGTCCATCAAGATGGAAACCCGCGTCGATAAGGCTAACCAATTGCTCTACATCCATTGCCCGGATCGGACGCTTGTTTACGATGCTGCGGCGTCGGCACAATTGCAGGGTGAGCCGGTCTGGCATGTGCTGACCAGCACTGCGGACGGGTTTGGTCCTTACAACGCGCGCGATTTTATCCTGTATAACGGCGTATGGACGTGCGGGCACACCTCGCAGCCGCGCCTTGGGCACTTGGACGAAACCGTCAGCCAGCATTGGGGCGAGATTGTGCGGTGGGAGTTCGGGACCACCATCGTCTATAACGAAAGCGCGGGGGCAATCTTTCATCGGCTTGAACTGGTCGCGCTGCCGGGCCGTGTGGCGTTGGGTGAAGACCCGTATATCTCGACCAGCTACAGCCTTGACGGCGAAACATGGAGCGAGGAGCGCACCATCAAGGCAGGTGGGCAGGGTGACCGTGCCAAGCGGATTGTGTGGTTCCAACAGGGCCATATGAAGCAATGGCGTATTCAGCGGTTTGAAGGCGATAGCGACGCGCACCTAAGCTTTGCGCGGCTCGATGCACAACTGGAACCGCTGGCATGGTGAGCAAGCTACGCCTTTCCCGCGATAGCCGCATTGCCCTGATTGGTAGCGTTGCCCATGATCGCGTTACCGATGTTGCCTGCTGCCAACTGGCCGCCCTGCCCAACGCCAGCCGCCGATGCCTGCCCAAGCTGCGAAAGCCCGGTCAGGTTGGCGTACTGCTGCTGAATTTGCTGATTGAGCAATGCCGGGCGGAACTGCGCCAAAGCGCCTTGCGTATTTCCGCCACGAAGGCCGCCCGTCGCGCTGGCGTTCTGCAAGATAGCGTCTTCACCTTGTGCCGCGAGAGCGCGGAACATCGGGCTGTTTTCGATGCCCTGCACAGCCGCGCGCTGGTTGCGGATGCCATTCAGGCCCAGCAACTGCATTTGCTGCTGTAGGGCTTCATTGCCGCCGCCGACCCACGGTTGCAGGAGCTTGCGCAACTGCTCACGAGCCGCACGCTGTTCCGCGATGGTGGCTTGTGTTGCCGCCGCGCTGGCGTCCGCCGCCTTACCCGCCGCCCCTGCTGACATAGCAGCCCCGCCAAGAGCGCCCGCCCCAGCGATAAGGCCGCCGATAATTGCCGTGCCCAAAGCCATTAGTTGAACCTCTTGATGTAGCTGTTTTCGCTGGCCCGATAGCCGCGTCGTTCGTAAAGCCTGCCCATGCGGTCGCCGTTCAGCTTGGCGAGGCTTTTCATCTGCCAGGATTGACAGCCAGCGCCCCTTGCGGACGCCTCAAGCGCGGCCAGCAAGCGAAGGCCGGTAGCTTGTGGGGCCTTGTCCGAAACCCACCAGAAAAGCTCTTCTCCGCTCTTGTGGGCATAGTTAAAATAGATCGGCGCGATCATGCCGGACGCCATGCCAACAATCTGGCCATCATCCTCGGCAACGTGGCAAAGGAAGGCGTCTGACTGCATCAGGGCTTTGAGGGATGCGGCGCAATCAGCTTCGTTATAATCGACAACATCACCCCACGCGGCTTGCGCATGGAAGACCCGCCCAAGACGGGCGATGGTGGAAATATCGTTAGGCGTAGCTGGCCGCACTTTCATTCCATGCCTCTAGCTGGAATGGGCTACCGGCGGCCCTGTAAGCGCGGTACGGGCACGTTACAGGACTATCGCCAGCAATGCAAGTTACGTGGTCACTTCGCGCCCGCTACACATGATCGTGATGGACGTTGCCGCGCTGGCGATGGTGGAAATGGTGCCGCCGGGCAGGACCGCATGGCCGACGATCTCCGGGAACGTGTACGTCTCGCCAATCGCAATGGTGCGCGTCTTGGCAATCAGGTTGCCATTGCCTGCCGATCCACCGGACGCAATCAGGTTGATCGATAGCGTTGCATTGGCGCTACTCGTGTTCGTGGCGGTCAGTTTGTCGATGATCGCCTTTG